TTCTGTTCACGCATGTACTCATCTATGCGGCCAAACTTATCGAAATAATCCGAGAATACTTTGGCAACATAAGCACCTTGTTCAACTGTCAAGTTCATACTTTGATTCCCTCAAATTTATTCCTGCGCTCTCTATTACCAAATGTACTTAGTGGTTTATCTGGTTGACCAGAATCAGAGATATCGGTCTGTGAAGATTGTTCAGTATCATAAAGTCGCATCTTAGACCTATCGATGCCAACAATGAATCTTTTAAATACACTAGGGTCAGAATACCGATTCTTCAATTGTTTTACCATAATCTGGTTCAATTGTTGTAGTTCTTCTGTACTAATCAAAGCAAACATAAAGTCAGCAGTCGCAGGCAAACCAAATGATTCACTTGTGTCTGTCAAATCAACATCGGTGTTTGTGAAACCAGACCGAGTTGTTTGTGTCGCAGTTACAATTGGCAGACCTGCTTCAACGGCAAGACCACGCAATTCTTCAGCAATCGATTTGATATATGTATATGAGTTAACAGAACCACCAGGTTTGATACGTGAAGACGAACATATATTCAAATAATCAATAAAGATAATATCAGGCTTAAAACTTTTCTTCAACTGTAACTCTTGCAACAAGGCACGGAAGTGGAGTGCATTGGCTGCGGCAGTTGGATACTCTTTGATGATTAACTTGCCTTGTGTCTTGTTCTTCAGTACACCAAACTTACGAACATAGTCATCTTTAGACATTACATGCAGTTCATCCATCGTTACGTTCAACAAGTTGGCATCGATACGTTCAGCAATCTTTTCTTCAGCCATTTCCATGGTGATATACAAAACATTCTGTGCATTAGATAAACAGCTTGCGGCAACGTGACACATGAACAATGATTTACCAACACCAGTGCCTGCAAGTGCAACATTCAATGTCTTAACTGGCAGACCACCTTTGGTAATCTTATTGAAGATATCAAGGTCAAACTTAACACGTGACTCAACTTTGTGGTACAGGTCATAACGATTTGAGAAATCATCAATGTAATCGTGGCCAACATTAGGGTCAAACGATACACCCAAGGCATCACTGAGAATCTTTGGAATCTCACCTTTGGCTTTCTTATCACCTTTGTCATCCAGAATCGACACCGATTCCATGATGGCATTGTAGATTGCTTTGTCTTGGCAGAACTTCTCAGTCTGTTCAACCAACCATTTCATCTCAGTCGGTTCATCTTTGTGCTGATTGATATTCTGCAACAATTCCATAGAATTGCGAACTTCTTGCTCAGTTAACTTCTTACTCTCTGTAAGATTAATGATGAGTGCTTCGTGTGTCGGTAGACTATTGTACTTGTTGATAAACTCATCAACTTCTTTGTAAACTACTTTTTCGGTATTGTCTGAGAAATAATCTGTACGGAGAAACGGCAAAACTTTACGAGCAAACGTTTCATTGTAAATCAGATTCTTTAGAATCGAGTGTTCTAGTCTGTTCATTATGGCTTTCTTGATTAATAATAATATCTGTGAGAATGTCTCCCATCATTGTATGATATTCTTGGTCAGTTAGCAAGCTTGCATGGCCATGTTGACCTGGATTGTGTATATTATAGGTGAACTGTAGTTGACCCATAACACCTTCCTCAAATCTAACATGACCATACGAGAATACTACACCTGAATATTTACCACCGGTAATTTCAACCATCGTGGAGTCTTCTTCAGGTAAGTTTAGAAACTTGTACTCAAGCTTCTTCTGCTTCTGCCGTATCGAAATCTTCTCCCATAATGTTGCCAAAAGCGATTTCATATTTCTTCCTTACAGATTCTTTAAATGATTCATTGACAAGCATACTAGACCAAAATTCTTCGGTATTAGTATCCTTCTCACGGAACTTCTTGTCTTCTATTTCACCAGTATCTTTATTGACACGTGAGTACCAACCATTCGATGGTTTAACTACGTGGCCAGATTCAAGTGCAACATCAAGTAAGCCAGACCACTTGCTAATACCACCGTCAAAAGATACAGAGACAGGGATTTTAGATTTTTCTCGAACATATCGTGATTTCTCCACATTGATAATAAAATTGTAGCCAGTTAATTCAGTACCATCTTTCTCTTGCTGGCGACCAAGAATAAAGATGTTGTCGGCAGAGTAGTAACTGCCTGTGCCACCACCAACAATGTCTTTAGGGAACATTCCAATTTCTTTGTAGGTGTGATTGACAACTACCATTGGAATATCTTTGAGTGATAGGTGTGGTGTGACCATACGGAACAAACTCTTCACCTGTTTTGCACGTGACATATCAGCAACTGATTTGCCTTCAAGTGCATCATCTACTTCCTTTTTAGACGCAAGATTACCAATAGAATCAATAACAATAATAAGATGCTCGCCACGTTCAAATCCCTCAAGTTGTTTCATAATATCAAACTTCAACTGCTCAATGTCAGTCAATGGTGTGTGTAAGACACGTTCAGTATCAATACCAAATGTATCAAAGTAGGACTGTGGTGTACCAAACTCAGAATCATAAAACAACATTACTGAATCTTCATACTTGTCCATGTAAGACTTGGCCATCAGCAAACTGAATGCAGTCTTAAAGTGTTTAGAAGGACCTGCCCACATGGTAAGACCAGGGGTAAGACCACCATCTAAACGACCAGACAACGCAACGTTCACCATTGGGATAGATGTGGGAATCATATCTTTTTTGGTAAAGAACTTTGATGTTGCGAGCACAGCACTGTCTTTAATCGTGCTGTTTTTTTTAATTTTATCTAATAAACTCATACTATTCCTTTAGTTAAAAAAACTATCCAATGAATTAGTCTTCTCTGTTTTCCATTCAATACAATCTAAAATCACTTTGATTGGTTCGAGGAAAGACTTATCAAACTGTGTGTCATAATCAATATACTCTTGTAAATTGAATTCTTTTGGCAATCGACCTGGGAAAGATACGACTGATTCTTTGAAGTGGTTTGGAACTTTCAAATATGTAAACTTGAGTTTCTCACCCTCTTGAATCAACGGATACTTCTTGTCCAAATTATACTGCTTCAGGAAATGATTGTACACGATGGCACCACGAACATGAATCGGAGTACCCTTCTTATACATTGTAACAGAATCAGAATAAGTTTTCAAGCCATTAAGTCCTCTTGGAAAAGAAATATCTTCAACAGGTAAAGATTTAAATTCTTGCCTAAAGGTTTGGATGAATTCTTGTACTTCTTCTTCGGTACCAAGCATCACCATTTTAATTAAGGTATTCATCTTCTCACGAATCGCAGCCGGTGTAGAAGACTTAATCATCTCAAGTCCCATCACCTTCATATGTGGTTCGTTGTATTGAACACCCTCATTGTTATATACATTAAGAATGTAACGTTTCTTGGCAGTCCAAATACCTTTATCGGACAAGCCTTCACGTTTCATTTGCATCTTTTGGGCATACGCATTAACATACGTAGCAAGCTCCTGGTAACTCTCATCAATAAATGGTTGTATCTTCTGCTCACATACTTTATCCATGAATTGGATAATCTGTTGTATGTTTGATTCTTTCGGATGCACCTTATCAACAAGCTCACCAAGGCGGAGATAAATCGAATCTGTGTCTGAGGCGATAACATAATCTTTGTCGGTCTTTAATAGTTTGTTCATGTAAGAATTGATTTTACTTTCAATCCACTTAATACTAAGTTGACCCGCAGAGGTAACGCCAAGAGCTTGTCGTAAATCATAGAATCGGAAATACTTGGAACCTAAGGCACCGTATGCCGAATTCAAAGATACTTTCTTCGCTAGTTGTAGATTATTATACCTAGCAATTCGTTTATCTAATTCATTCTTCTTTGTCTCATCAGTTTCAACTTCATAATCTTTCTTCGCCTGAATCATCATCTTCTTGAACTTAGAACGGTCAATGTACATTTCTTCCAACATCTTTGGTAAGAAACCTTGTTTGGTCGTACTAAAGAACTGCCCATTCGGTGTGATAGTATATCCACTCATCTTTGATAGGTCAACTGATTTAGTCAGCAGTTTATCAACGCTTACACCACGCATAATAATGTCACGCATATCTTGTGTGTAGTCTTGAGGCTCAATCAATGTTTCAGGTGAGATGTTGTATTGCATCATCAAGTGTGGGTACAAACTGTTCAAGTCAAATGAAGCGACACATCTATGCATACCTTTTTGTGGGTCTTTAACATAAGCACCCTCAAAAGCAGCATCTTTGTCTTTCATAACCTTTGGTGGCACAATGATATTACGGTTCAACAAGTAACCATATGTCATTGCATCCCACATTCTAGTTTGTGCAAATACATCATCATAGTTACACTTCGTATCATAGGCAAGAGTTAGTGCCAATTCCAACAACTTCAACTTGTCGTCTAGTTTCAGAATCAATGCTACGTCTTTAATATTATACTCAATGAACTTTTGGTAATTCAAACGATACAACTGGTGCAAGTTATCATACTCATCATATGAAATCTTGTTCTCACCAATCTCAACGTTCGCAATATTATCCAAACGATATGACTCTTGTGATTTACCACCTGGCGCATACCATCTGTACAATTCAATATAGTCAAGTGTCGAAACACCTAACAACTCATACGCAACGTTTTCACGACCCATGGCCATAACTTTGCGTTCAGAAATCATATTCCATGGTGACAACTTCTTTGTGTCATCTTCACCAAGGATACGTGATAGACGATTGACCAAATATGGAATATCAAAGAACTTGATGTTCCAACCACTCACAACATCTGGACAATTATTTGACCAGTGGTTGATAAATGTTTTGCAAAGGTCATACTCATCACGGCATTTAATGTATGTAACGTTATCATCATTATTAATATAGTCACCACAACCCATTACGATTGTTTTACCACCAACACGTGTAATACAAATGGCAGTGATTGGTTCGTTGGCTTGATATGGATCAGGGAATCCATTTTCAGAACCAACCTCAATATCGATAACATCAATTGCAACATCTTCAAAGTCCCAATCGGTCATCTCTGGATGTTCATCAGCAATAAATGCATATTCGAATCTGGTTTGACCATAGATTTCAAAGTTTTGTACTTCATTGTACATCTTAACAAAATCACGTGCTTCACGGATAGATTCGAACTTCATAGGTTCAAGTGCTTCACCATTTAAGTTTTTAAACTTTGATGGTTTATTAGACTTCAAAAACAAAGTCGGCGAGTAAGCAATTTTCATCTTAACCCTACGTGAATCTTTAACTCCACGATAAAGTACGTTATTACCAACACAAACTACATTAGTATAATAATTCATCTAAACTTTCATAATTATAAATAGGTGTAGGTCACGGGACTGCAATCCCTACCTACTCTAATGATAAAAAGGAATCATCAGCATGAATATTTATTACATATATCAACACCGAAGAAACGATACCGGTGAAATCTTCTATGTAGGTAAAGGCAAAAAGAACCGTTGCTTTGAGACTACAAATCGTAACACACATTGGCAAAATATCATTAACAAAACAGATTATTCTGTGGAGTTATTATACGAGTATTTGTCTGAAGATGTGGCAAATCTTATTGAAATTGGCCTAATAACCAAATACAAACATGACGGTATAAAATTATGCAACATGACCATTGGTGGTGAAGGTAACTCTGGACACAAACATTCTAATGAGTCCAAGAAAGTTATGTCCGAAAAAAAGATTGGACGAAAACTCACCGAAGAACACAAACAAAAAATAGGCCAAGCTCATAAAGGCAAAATTATTTCAGACAAACAAAAGAAACAAATAAGTGAAACTCTAAAAGGTAAAAAACTTTCGGATGCTCACAAAATAGCTATAAGTAATGGTGTGAAAAAAATCAAAACTTAGGTATTGAACTTGCAATTTGAATGCCAGAACCAAATAACTTATTATACTCATTTTCCAATTCTACCATTGGACTTGTGATGCAAAGAATATCAGATACATCAAATGAAATACCTGTTTTAAACTCTTGTGCATACTCCAAGAAAGGAGAGAAACCCATCATTGGACCATCTTTGGATGGTTGTACAATTACCTGCACAGTTTCTTTGACTGTGATTCTCTCATCATTTTCATAAACAACACTGGCGATGATTGTTTGATTTGTTTTAAAAGTAATTAACTTTACCGCCATTTTAAATCCTTGTTGAAGCAGGCACTACGGCCAAAGTCACCCAACGTTTTGGGTAAAGCATTTCACGACCATTAAACTCGGTCATGTTGAGTGTCGGGTCTTCAACAAGACCTACGACCTCTACCATATCATCGAATTCTCGCAAGAAGAAATCGTACTTATAAGCACGGGGAAGGCGATTAGCCTCAGCGAATTGTTTTGCGATTTTGTATGTTTCCATAATATCTCCGAAAGTTAATAATCAATTATAATGTATTTAAACGAACTTGTCAAGCGCAGGAGGTGTCCATCCTTCTGGTTTTAAAACTTTGCCGTCTGGTCGTTTAAGTACTTTGCCTGTTGTCGGGTCAATCTTTGCCAAGTTAGAACGGGCAACTTCTGCCCATGCCGCATCAACATCATACCCCTTCATCTTACAATACCCAAGAATAACCCAAATCATATCCATACAGGCATCAAGTTGTTCTACTTCATCACATGCGTAATAAGCTGAACGAAACTCACCGACTTCTTCATCAATTAAGGTTTTGTATAACTTAACATTTTTTGCTGATGGTTCTTGGTCACAAGCATCAATAAATTTACAAACATCATTATACATTCTGACGACTCAATTCAGATTGGTATGCACGCTGTCTCAATTCGGTTGAACTGAATCGGTGGTTGCGGGAGTTAAAGTACATATTGATACCTCGGTCAATACAGATTTGTTTACCTGTATATTCTTTGTCTTTGTATTCTTCACCAATGATTCTAACAGAAATTGGTAGAAACATCAATAGGTCTTCAAGGTCTTTTTCGGTACTATAAACAACAATCTCATCTACAAATTTTACCGCAGAGAGTTGCACGAATCGTTCGACAATAGATTGAACTGGTTTGTTCTTACCAGGTCTATCGGAACTTGGATCATTTTGTAAACCAACAATCAAGTGGTCACATACAGACTTGGCTTCAGCAAGCATAAGAATATGTCCTGCATGAAGTAAATCAAAAGTTGAGCAGGTGAAACCAATTGGTCTGCCTGCCATATCATCTGGCACTACTAACATAATAAACCCCTTTAAATTATATATGCTGTTGAACAGCTACATTACACTTCTTTAGAAAATTAATACCGTCATCGTTGCGATAACTATTTCGGTAATATACACTATCGATACCCGATTGATGAATTAGTTTGGCACAATCTAAACATGGCGCATGAGTTACAAACAATGTTGCACCATCACTTGAATTGGTACTACGTGCAATCTTGGCTAACGCATTGGTCTCTGCATGGAGTACTTCACGTTTGGTTTTATTTCGTGTCCAACCGTGAACAGTTTCGGTATATCCGTATTCCTTCATTTGAAATTCAGTATAGTAACATTCATCTTTAAGGACATATTCAGTGTCCTCACAGTTGTTATCCCAACCTGAAGGCATGCCATTATAACCGATGCCAATGATTGTATTATCTTTTACAACAACACAGCCAACGTGCAATCTTTTTGCAGAAGACAGTTCGGCGTAGACTTCAGCAGTCTTCATGTGTGCATCAATAAATTTCTTTTTCATAATATAGTAAGTGGGGCTTTCGCCCCACAGTTTTACTCAGTCAATAGAGTTGGTTTTGAGAACGCAAGTTGCTCACCAATCTCAATCTTCCTTGGTTTTTTATGGTCAGGAATTACATTCTCCAAACCAATCTTCAAAATGCCGTCTTTGAATTCGGCACCACGCACTTCCATAGTATCAGTCAATCTGATATTCTTAGTGAAAGAACGAGCAGCAATACCACGATAAACATAATTTGCTTCATCTTTGGTGTTCTTCTCACCACGAATCACTAGATTACCTTCATCAAGTTGAATGTCGATTTCATCTTTTGAAAATCCAGCAACAGCCATTTCAACGACATACTTGTTGTCTTCTACTTTGATGATGTTGTGTGGAGGGAAAGATGATTGGACTGTTTGACCTTTACCAACGAGTTTCTCCAACTCAGTGAATAACTGGTCAAATCCAACGTATGATGGATACAATGCTGAAATACTTGTCATAGTTTTCTCCTTTAAAAAGCAAGTTTAAAAATAGATACCCCGAAGGCATATCATTAATCCAGCTTACCGACTACTGGGGTACCTTATCGTTGTACCGGCTTTAGACGCTCCTAAGGTAGTAGAGTCTTTACGTTCCCATCCCGAGGGAGTATTTTTATTTATCCAATTTTACAAAAGCTTCACCATTCACAAAGTATTTTCTTTGTGGATTTTCTGCTTTGTATACCTGGATAAATGTCATTGTACTGTCTTGTCTTTTCTCAAACAAATTACTGGTGTACACCACCTCACCAGTATAAATGTTTTTCAACTTTTCAACTTTTTCTTTCACTTGTTTCATAATATATCTACTTACTGTGGTGTAATCTTCTTACCAATATTGTATTTTGGTACCAAATTCCATTCATCTTTCTCTTTGTGAGAGATGATTTTGATTTGGTGTAATGGTGCAATGTTATCACCCATCAATTCTGGATTAGAAACTTTCACCAAACCCCATTCTTCTAATAATCTTGCAATTGCATTTCTTCTTTGAATATCATTCTCTGTAATATCGGTTGGTTTGCCATCCAATTGGAATAATTCTTTGAAGTGTACAATATAATATTTACCTTGTTTGTGTAAAATGTGGCATGACTGATACAAAATCTTATCTTTACGTGAAGAAACACCGATTCTGGTTAATGTTTCACGTACCTTTAAAAAATCATCCTCTTGCTTTAATTTAACCTCAACAAACTTGTTTAAATCTACCATATTATTTCCTCAATCCACCGATACCGGTTTTTTCTTTTAATTGTTGGATTTGTTCATTAGTCAATAGGCGGAGTGCTTCAAGTGCTTTCGTATCAGAAAAACCATAGACGGTTTTAATGCATTGTATATCTTCACTTTTATCAGACTTAGCCCACTTTACGAACGGTCTTTTCTTAGACCTTATGGTATTTAGTGTTTTAATAATTTCATATAACATAACAATTTTTCAATATCAACTATACCACAATCATTCTTTAACCGATTAGCTTTGAACGATATAATCTGTATATTGCCTTTTACATATCCTTTACTATTATCAATCCTATCCAATGATGGTGACTTATCTGTTGGACCTTTACCGACACCGACTTCAAATTCAAAACCAAATACTGGACACAATTTTGGTATTTTGATATCATCCAACTCTATATTAAATTCTATACCAGTTTTCTCAGACCTTTTCTTAGCCCTCCACCACATAGATTTTATAAACTTCAATCCAAGTTCTTCATATTTCTCTTTGTGTATTTTTCTATTATCCAAAGATTTATTTTTGATATTAGCACATTCTACACATCCCATGTTTGAAACATATTTTTGAGATATGTGTCCTTTTTTACAAGGTTTACCATTGAAATATCTAAAGAAACCTTGTTTTTTTGCTTCTTCTCTACTTATTATTTGCATAAACACCTCACAATATTAGTTAATATTATTTAGTATTTTTTAGTCCTCCAATGGACATTTTTTCTTTCAAAAGATATATTTGTTCATCGGTCAACAGGCGGAGTGCTTCGAGTGCTTTTATGTCAGAAAAACCGAAATGAAATTTAATTGCGTCAATATCTGAACTTTTATCAGACTTAGCCCACTTTACAAACGGTCTTTTCTTTGAGCGAATAGTGTTTAACAAAAAATCATTCTGTAGTTTCTTGTCGATGAATGACCTGCGATTCATCTCATTCGCATATGACACACAATCAATTTGGTATGACAGCGAACGATTGACCAAAAACGGAACGTATTCCGATTCAGTCACATCATCAACAATTAACTGTTTCTTTCCTTGTAGAATTTGGTTTACATAATCAAACGGACTCATACTACCATCCTTATTAATCCGATTGTGTCGATTGTGGTAAGCAAGAGGTAATTAGCCAACATACCAAAGGAACGCCTGTTGTAAGCGCACCAAGCGTATATAGAACAACCAACAATCCAGATTGGGTATAAAACCAAGAGAGGTGGTGTTGGAACGGTGATTGCCATAGTGATAGAACAACCAATACTAAGAGCCCAAGCAAGGACCTCAAGACAAAAACGAACTCTATTACTTTTGTAGTCATCTGCAATCCAGTCTAATGTTGGTCTAAAAAGGTCATTCATTTTCCATCTCAATCTGCACGGCATAATAGTCAGTCAATTCTTTGTATGCTTTGAACACGGAATTAGGAACAATGCCGTCACCATACTGATGTGTAATTTGTTCGATGGCAGAACTAAGTTGACGAGACAATCTAATCTCCTCAGCAGTACCAATCGGATGTACTTCAAAATCTTTACTCATTTGAACTCCACACTTACCATCAATTCAGTTAAACAAGCCACAGTGTTAATCTCAGGATCAGCCACGAATGCTTGTTTGTATTGATAGTCAGCAATAATGATAACTGCTTGAGGAATACTTTGTGGTTTCAAAACGTCATACAGACCATCATACAATTTACGGTACAATGTTGCAGCATCAATCTCAGTTGTAGCAACCCATTTACGAATTGCACCGAAGTCTTTGTCCTTAATGAACTTGACGATGTTTGAAATCTCAACATCACCCATCTGAACAAGAATGCCAGAATCAATCTTACCAAACTGAGAATACCTTTGCATCTCATTAATGATACGGCGGAAATCTGGAAAGTGTTTCTTAACTAATTCTGCAATAACAGCGTCATCATAGTCAACTTTTTCACTTTGTAAAACCGACTGAATTCGCTTGAAGAATGAACCAGCCATCTTGGCCTTCTCACCATTCATAAGACCAAACTCAATCACGGCACAACGAGAGTGCAATGGTTCAATGATGCGGTTCTTAAAGTTACAAGTAAAAATAAACGAACAGTTACCTGCAAACTCTTCAATCGCATTACGAAGAGCAGGCTGTGTGGAATTCGGATTTAGATAATCTGCCTCATCGATAATGATAACCTTGCGGCCACCCGATAGAGACATAGAAGAAGCATAGTTCTTAATCTTGGTACGAAACACATCGATGCCAGATTCATCAGAACCATTAATGACAATGTAGTCACAACCAATCTCATTACACATGGCCTTGGCAACAGTTGTCTTACCGACACCTGCGCCGCCACTCAATAACAAGTTGGGAATGTTTTTCTGATTTACGTATTCTTGAAACGGTGTTTTCAACCGTTCAGGTAAAATACATTCTTCAATAGTTTTAGGACGATACTTCTCTGTCCATAATAAATGTTCCATAACTCACCTCTTTCATAATAAAAAATAATTATAACATATAACACCAACTAGAGTGGCATATGTTGTTCACTTACTTATACAATAATCCCGACTCACTTATGGCAAATCTTCTTTGTAATTCATCATTAATAGAACCAAAAAATGCCATTATTGCAGGATTATTCATTCCAAATCCATTTTTTCTTCTACCACCAATTTTAGTAGGAATCTGGTCAATATAATAATCATTCAACTCTCTTAAAAGTTTAGTGGCATTAATCACATTGTAATCTTTTTGGCCACCAGATTGATTTAATATTTCCAGTTTTGTAATTTTAGACCATTTTCCTGGTATAGTAAATTTATCAATCAAAAAATCAGTCAATTGTTTTTTGGTCAATAATGGAGTTTGGTCTCCCATTTCTGTAGTAAAGTAATAATATAAATTAGCAAAACACATTACCGCTGAATGAGATATAACTTTTAAAGATTCTTTTTGTGTGTGATGAACTGAAATATATCTACAAACACTCAAAGATTGTTTTATAATTTCTTGGCTATATTTTTTAAATATTCCAGAATTTATTCCACCATTCATACCTTGAATTGAAGATAGTGATGGTGTATTATCAACATCAATTAATAATTTTTCTTGTTGGAGAATTTTACAATAATCAATTTGAAGTTCTTTTAATAAGTTAATTAACTCAACATATTCTTTCTTTTTGGCTTTGTATCCAGAATATGCTCTTTGGTCTTCAGTTTGTCCTTTTCGGTCCTGAGCATCGGTGTGATGGCCATCACTTTCACGAACCATAAAGTCTTCTAAACAATCATCATAATTAAGTGGATGAAAATGTAACACTATTAATATTTCAACTTTTTCACCACCATTTGCTCTTTTCTTTAAAGCGAAACGGTGATTACCCATATATTTTACAATAGTTAGTCCATTTACTTTTTTAGATTTATTATAGTGCCAACGAACATATGCATTGGATGTAGGACAATCTGCGGAGATAAATCCTCTTTCTTCACCATTCAAATCACTTTTTCTTAAATTTTGAGTTACTGCTTCGTAATCAACATCTTCTGGTCGGTCATATCCATTGAATGGTTCTTTTTTAGATGATGAATAAATCATATCACTATCAACCCTTACAGTAATATTTTTACCAATATATTTTTTAGGATTTGATATGATATCATCAATTATATCATCAATGTGTGGATAAAATGAATAGTCACAATCATCTGGCCAAGTTTCAGTTATGTCTGATTTTGATTTATTTGAATAATGGTCAACAAATAGAAACTCATTATTAACCAAATCTGGAAATAAATCGTGTTCTTTTTTTGATGAATCTTTATAAATTCCTTTAATAGGTAATTTATTATATTCAATTATTGTTTTTTGGTGTGAAATATCTGCAACTGAATTTTCCACAAAAATTTCTAAATCATTAGGTGGAAATAAATTGTCATTATACATTGAGTGTCTTTCTAATAGCGTTCAGCTAATTGTTAAGTTGATATCCTAAAAATACTGCATAGGGTCACTATCGTTTTTCTTTAGGCCGTTACATGATGTAACTTATTATTTAGTTGTGTTTATTCTTTGGAAAACTTTGATCCGGCCTCGGTAGTAATCCAATATTGCAAATCTTTGCCCTTGTGGCGTAGATGTGAAATACCTTTTGAAGAAATATTCACATCATAAGCACCAGGCATAACCTTGCTAATGTTTTCTGTGCGGAAAATCATCTTGTATTTACTGCCATTGCCATCACCAAGTTCAAGGCAATCTGTGTGTGCTGAGTCATTGGTTGTATCTAGTGTAACCAAATTGATTTTGGTACCATCAGATTCAACGGCAATTTGTGGTGAGGACAATACGTTAGCTGCACGTAGTACCCAATCCAAATCTTCTGCAGTCAAAGTGAAAGTAATCTCAGGATTTGGTACCTGCAATTCTTTCTCTGGTGCCGTAACAATCATAGTTGGATCGCAGAAACGATACTTGATTTTAGAACGACCTTTGTTACCAACAATGACAACATGCTTATCGTCAAACTCAAATGTAGTATCATCTTTGTGTAGAGATACAACAGACAAGAAATTGTTGAGGTCATAAACACCAAAGTCAGCAGGAACATCTTCAGTGATGTTGACCTGTGCTAGTATGTTTTTGTGTGAAGACATGGTCTTCAATGTATTACCTTTGCGAAAGTAAATACCTTGGTTGATTGCACCGAAGTTTTTCAGTACGTTTAGGGTGTCATTCGATAGTTTCATAATATACTCCAAAAAATTAATTATATATGGTTTACTTGTCTTTGTCAAGCGAATACTTAATGTCATGCTCATATAAAAACATTAGGCAACACATAGCATGAGCCAAGTGATGTATGCCAGATTCGGGGTCAAGTTGCTCACCTTGTTTCCATGCCCAAACGTGCCGTTGTAATGCATCAAAGTACCTGCGTTTAGAATCAGGTACTTTCTGCCAATTATCACGTTCATATTTTTGAGCACCAAAGGTAAGAACTTTAACCGTTTCCTCTAGCGCAAGAGGCGGCAACAAACCATATTCTAGTTTGCCACCATCAAACTTACGACCAGCAGACATTATAACCTTCCAGTTAACTCTGCTACTTTAGGCATATTACCTGAGAAGGCATATGTACCAATATGTTGTGTCTTCATCCATGGGCACAAGAAGATATCTCCACCCATCTTACGCCACATTTGACAGAACATATAATCTTCACTTAGATAACGTTCTGAACCACCGCCTGTGATAGAGTCTTTGGTGTCGATTACAGTATCAAAGTAAGCATGAATGTAACGTGAACCATCAAAGTGAGCCTGACCAACGTGGTCTGGTTTGTAACGAATGTTTGGATACTCTACAGCCATCTTATCGAAGACTTCACGTTTAACCAACATAAAACCGGTACCAATTTCTAATACTTCTAGTGGTTCGGTAACTGAGAATTGTGATGTGCCTTTAACAACATTGAAGACATATTCACCAACCAATGTTTCTAATTCACGTGGTTCCAAATCTGGATGGTTACGTGCGGCATGTGCAATGTTATTCCAATTGATTGATTTCTTGGGGTAAGGACCACCAATAACATCTTTATCTAATGCCAATAATGCTACAACATCTTGTGGGTTGTAATGAATATCAGAATCCAAAAACAATAAGTGTGTGCAATCTGAGCGCAAGAATTCATCTACGAGGTAGTTTCTTGCACGTGTAATAAGTGATTCATTAAATAGGAAAGAGAACTTAACATCAACACCATAACGTGACATAATACCTTGAAGGTCTAAACAAGACTTCAGGTACAACCCGTGTGCCATGCCACCATACATTGGTGTAGCCACAAACAGTTTATTCTTTTTCAAATCTTCAACTTTGACTTGTATTTCCATAATTTATTCCATAAAAAAAGAGGAGGGATATACTTATATATCCTACTCCTCTTACAAAGAGACTACTCTCTTAGGCGAATGTTGACATTCCTGCAGAGCGAAGTGCTTGCAAGCCAGCAGCAACTTGACGCTTAGTTGGTGTGCCTAGACGATAGAAAGAAACTTTCTCGCCATCAGACTTGATACGGGTGTTCAAGTAAATAGCATGACCTTCTTCACGCAATTCGTTAATGCGAGCAGCAACGTTCTGAACGTTGAAACGAGCACGAGCTTGATTAACGGTCAACGTGTTGTAACCATCAGATTTGCTCAAGTAGGACAAGATTTTTGCTTTAGCGGACATAATAACTCCAAAATTTAAATAATAAAAACGAACCACACTTCAAATAATTCTGAGAGGTGGTTCATTCTCTCAGAAATTCTATTATAACAAAACTATTAACACTTGTCAACAGTTTTCAGGCAATTAGAATGGTAATTCATCACTGTTTGCCGAAATTGCATCTACGTTCACTTGCTGATTAGCCGTATTGGCGCCTGCATCCAGTTTGGTGTACAGGTCAATAAATGATAATTTGGTATCGGCATCAAAACGGTTCAAGCAGAGGGCAAGTGCCTTCATGCGGTCACCATGCACAGAATACGTTTTGCAAATGTGTACCAGACGGCGAGTGGAAATAATTTCATCAACACCACCTTCAGCAAACGTTTTGCGAATTACATCAGCCCATGTTACCAATTTCTCGGCAAATTCATCATCAGTACGGTTCAAAGAAGCCAATTCTTTACGAATGATTTTCTTCTCAACGTTGATTGGAGGAAACTCTTGCTCATATGTATTCAAGAAACGTTCAAGGAAAGCCTCATTCAAAACATTGGTAAACATGTAACGACCATCTTCTGAACCTTTACCTTTTGTATTGGCAGTAGCCACAATTGTAAAACCTTCAGCAGGTGCAACCATTTCATTCTTCTTTTTAAGCAAGAAAGGTTTGCCTTCTAAAACACGTTGTAAGCAGGACAGGTTCTGAGCACCATAATCAATTTCATCAATACACAGCACAGCGCCTTGTCGAGCCGCAACGGTAACTGGACCATCACGCCATTCCATTTGACCATTAATCAAAACATAATTGCCAAGCAAATCACTTTCATCGGTATCAGGTGTCATTGATACGCAAACAAATTTACGTTTAGCTTTAGCGCAAGCTTGTTCAACTGACATTGTTTTGCCGTTGCCAGATTGACCAGTAATAAAAATAGGGTAGAACAAATTACTTTTTACGATTGCCAACAAATCATCAAAGTTACCAAAAGGAACATAATTTGCATACTGTTTTGGAACCAGATTTTCTGTTTCGAGGTCAGTAACAATATTGGTAATACGATTGCCGGTTGGCGCAACAGGTTCGGGTTTTTTCATCTGTATAACTTGAGCTGGCGCCATGTTAACTATGTTGGCGCTGTTAGAGGGAACTTTATATAGACCACGACCAGCACGATAATCCATATCTTTCAAATACCACTGAGGTAACTTAATATCATTTTCAACGCACAGGTCTTTAATATCCTGTAATGTTAAAATGTCCTTGCCTGAGGAAGAGGCAATAGAAATAAACTTTTCACGTTTGTCAACTTGAATACCACGCATCACAAAAACTCCATCAATCAATTTAATATACCAATTATATCAAAACCACAAGGTTTGTCAATAGTACTGTTGCATAAAAACAACAGTACTACTTTAGTATTACATTGCAATTTCACCAATAAAACGGTTAACCAAGACACGGCTTACCTGTTTTTTCTTATTCATCTTAATAAATGCGGTACGCAATTTAGAAGCAGTGACATTACCTTCAACAGATAATTCTTCTTCTTCAATATTCAAATCATTACCACCAGGAATCAAAAAGAATTTGTTGTAACCACCATTTTTAGATTCTAAAAACTTGGTTGTTTTAATCACTTTAAGCATTTCACGTGCTTCTTCTTTTTCACGCAACCAACGATTATGTGATTCATAAGAATTGTATTGATCCGTTTTAACAGGCAATTCATTACCAGAAATATATTTACGTTGAATAGCATTTCTTGCATGATGACCAGCACCAATCAAAAAGAAACCAACAATCTTTGCACCAGTAACTTGTTTATACCAATCAAAAATAGCGACACGCATTGGATCATTATCTTTGTTGTTTTCATTCTTCAAAAGAAATTCAGTTTTGGATTGTTCATCACGAATAACAACCGATTGTGTTTTCTCACTAAACCAATTTGTTTTGTAAGTACCATAATCAGTCATACCTTCTTCATAATAACCAGATATATTATCGGCATCACCATCATGTATTAATACCATGTTAACAATATCAAGATTATTCACTTTGCGAAATTCATTAGTAATGTAACGTGAAGCAACCATAGCTTCAATCATTGGTGTATTAGATAATGTTTCTGAACTGGGACGATTAATCTTACGTTGAAATCTTGGCATATATGAATTCATTAATGAAACCATATTACGGAGGCAACGATTAAATTCGGCATTACCCATACGTGAATTCATATATTCACGCATAAAAACATCGGAGAAATACAAGTCATTTTTATTTTTAGAAAATGAAGGAGGCATTTTACCACCATCAAATTGAATATCTAAAGCCCGACTAGCCATACAATTACCAAAACCATATACAACAAAAGGAATATTCACTTTGCGGCAGAACATGGTTAGAATTAAAATCTGCTCAATTGAATTGGGCATATTATCATCCATGGAACCTGAACGGTCAAGAATCAAAACCAATCCGTGTGATTTACCTTTTGGTACACGCATCACTTTACGGAAGATATTATCATCAACTTTATATTTGTAAATGCGGGAGATATCAATATCACCAGTCTCCGATATCTTTTGTTTAGAGAATTTGGAGGCAGCTTTACGCATTTCAAATTCTTTGGCAAGTAATGATACATAACGTTCATTACGATTTTTAAATTCTTTCAAAAGATTTTCTTGCACTGAACGATTATGTTCAACATCAGGAAGATATTCACCTTTAAACCAGAAATTTTCCATTAATTCATGTACACGTTTATATGGTGTAATTGAATTTTTTGGATTGTATTTTGGTATATTCACATAAACATATTCTTTGCTTTTCTCATCAAGCAAAAGTCCTTCATTATCACGGAAGTTTTCATCAGTTTCACAACGTGGTTCAAAATCATCATCATTATCCGAGAATGAATTTCTAGTATCTTTATAACGATTAACTTTACGTTCGCCATATTCTTCACCAGTTGTTTCATCGGATTCAGAATCAGAATCTCCATCATTATCATTTTCTGTATCGTCACCGTCATTGGTACTATCATCACCATCATCCGATTCATCATAATCATAATCACTATAATTATCCGATTCATCATAATCGTAATCATCATTCTCGCCATAAGAATCACCAGCTGTTGCTTTTTGTTTCAGTTTAGATTCTTCCTGTTGTTCTTTTTTCGAATAATCAAAAATAGCACCAGTAACTTCAACAACATCTTCCCATGATTCGCAAGCTTCTACTGCTTCTAATAAAGCAGATTCATCGGCATTATCAAATTTAATACCAAGATTATAACCACCTTTAGTATATAAATTCAAGCGGTCAATAAAAGGCAATGCATTTACATCTTGGTCTTTAATACCAAAAAAATCACGGTCAATTAATTGGCCATAAGCTTTAATGAATGAAGGTTTAATACCTGGAAATTTACGTTTGATTTTCTTTTCGATACGGGCATCTTCAACAACATTCAAAAAGTGTTTGAAGTTTTTACTGAATTTGGATTTGCCTGTAGTAACAGCATCATGCCAACCTTCTTCAGGTGTTTCTAATGCGTGACCAACCTCATGCCCTAACAAAAGGTCGTACATTTCACCTGACATATCTTTCCAGATTGGACATGACAAAATACGATTCTTAAGGTCAAAGGATGCGGTCTGAACCTTTTTGTGTTCAACAATAAGGTTCTCTGAAGCCAACAACTTGGCTAATTGAGACTTGGATTGTACTGAATATTGCATATTATTTCCCGATGTATGCATTAATTATAACAGAATTGAGGCATTTGGCAAGCCCTCAAAAAATGAATACTTTAGTACTACTTGTGGAACTGTTGTCCATGTTCGTCTGTAAAGGTTTAATTATAGAGGAACCAAGGTAAATGGCAAGCATAAAAAAAGAGATGTTGTATTTCTACAACACCTCTAATTGGAGCGGTTTTATGGAGTTTAACCAACTTTTCCCTTGGGAGGGACGTTTCACGGAAAACCGCATTTATCTTCCTACTTGACTTAGATATTTATCCTTAGTTTCTTGCCATGACAAATAAATCAAATCATCATAAAACAATGTTTCGGTAGAGACTTTGTTTTTCTTCTTTAGAAAACCAATCCGACCTCTTGCATGTTTTTCTTTCCATGTATTACTTAGGCTCTCTGTAGACGTTTCGAACGACTTTTTCAAATCATTGCCGTCACATTTGCCGCAAAGAAAATCATATGTGTTATCATACAATGGACTGAAATAAATTCCACGAGCATGTTCTGAACGAATCAACTCTTTAGGAATACCTAACTTTGAATATGTAAATGATAACGAACGATTCTTGTGGTCACGCTTGTATGGTTGACCACTAGGTTTCTTTGCAACGTACCATTCAAAGTATTTTCGTGTATGATTCTTTTTTAACCATTCACGTATTTCATATCTAGTATCTCTCTCAGGTTCAAATGAGACAGAACCAGATGTAAAGCCCATCGGCAACCAATGGTCAAGATTATCATATTGACTTAATCCGTTTGCCTTGGTTTTACCATAGAGTGATGTTGTAGTAACACCAACTAGTGTATCACCATATTGTTTCTTCCACAAATCTTGTACTGTATCAGATAAACAAAGTAAAGCAAGTAGTTTACCACCAACGTAGTTATAACCTAATGGTTGAAACGGAACAATCGTAGAACCAATGGCAGTATAGTTAATCATACCGCCTTGTGTTTTCTTCTCACGTTCCCAACCAATTACATTATCTCTTGGTGTTAAATCTAGGAAGTCGGATGAGATACAGATAACACCAAGGTACTTACCTGTCTTCTTATCCTGTGCAAAGAAATTTAAATTACGGCCAATGTTAGAGTTGTTCTTCATTGTTGAAATGAATGTACGTGCTGCGTTCCATCTTTCAGGTAAATCAGAACGTTTAATTTTCTGAGTTACATTGGTGCCGTCCATACCCGTGGATACTTTTTCACCAGAGTCATCAGTATAGATTAGAACAGGTTCCAAATCTAAGTATGCATCAGGTGAATCAGGCGTCCAAATGTTGGCCTTAACTTCATCAATCATTGTTTTCTGAGAGGGGTCAATTAACTGCATCTCAGTTCCAAACAAGGTGTTCATCTCCTCAGTTGGATATTTCTCATGCACCTCACACCATTTCTGGTACAAGGTGTATTCTTTAACATCCATAGCTGATACGAACGTCAAATCTTTCTTAACGTTCTCTGTTAGAACACCCAAATCAATATCTTTATAAACAATACCTGAGTCTAACCACTTTTTGTATTGTGTTTCGATATCATCTTTAGGATCAAATGCGTATGCCACGTTTATAGTTTCTTTCAAATTTCTTTAGTCGCTTCATCTGTTTCTCTTTGGCCATCATCATGGAAGTTTTGCCAACTCTGTCAGCCATTAACACACCATTCAAATGATCCAACTCATGTAAGAAACAACGAGCAGTTACTCCAGTCAAATTCATATTGACAAGTTCACCTTTTTCATTAGTGAATTCAACATCAATGTTGTCTGGACGTCCTATTGTAACATGTAATGCAGGGTAAGACAAGCATCCTTCTTTGTCTCGCACAATGTTATCCGATTCTTTTACCACACGTGGGTTGATACAGGTAATTTTAAAATCATCTCTATCACCTGTACCGATTACAAATACACGGGCACGAATACCACATTGGTTAGCTGCAAGACCAATACCATTATACATCTTCCTTGTCAGGTGCATTTGTTTGGAGAATCTCTCCATGTTATTATTAGGTAACTTGTCTGTGTATTCAGGCATTACCTCTTTCAACATACCGAAAGCATCAGAATAAATTTTCAATGGAACAATTTCTGACTCTTTGACAACTGTATTACTTTCGGTATTAAACGTGAGTACCTCACTCATTGGTTAATCCTTCACACAATTTTGTAATCTCTTCATTGGTCAAAAAGAATTCATATGTTGATGAATGAACAATCTCTTCATCTTCACCCAAAACTTCTTGCACAAAATATACTGCATTCAAATCTTTTGGTACGAAACAGGGTTTAACCTGAACACGTAACTTAAATGCCGCATCATCTTTAATTAAAAACTCTTTCATAATTACCTCACTATTCTAGAAAAATTCTTTACCTTCTCAAACCGAATCACATTTCGGAACTTGTCTTGTAGTATATCACCTTTATGTGAAATAACAAACAGATTAACATCTTCCAACATGTGTAGTATCTTCATTAGATTTTCAGTACCTTCTGTATCTAGTGAAGAATCAAAGACCTCATCCAGTATCAACAGGTTGGTGTTGGATGAATTCTTTAACTTGGCGACAGCACGCCATGTCAGTAACAAGGCCATATCAATACGTTGTTTCTCACCTTCAGAAAACGATGCATATGAAAACTCATCACGGTGCCTAGACTTGATTGTTTCCTTAAACGACTCATCGAGGTTGAAGTTGACAAAGAAATCTAAGGTAGATAAATACTTATTGACCAATTTATTAATGATTGGTAAATACTGGCGAACAATCTTTGTTTTAATGCCTGTATCTTTTAACAACACCGAAGCGGCCTCATAATATGTCTTTGTATCTATTAATGCTCTTAAGTCTTCTTCTAGCTTACTCAAATGATTTGCGAGTTCTTGTAGCTGGACTTGTTGTGTCTCTGTTGAATCTTTATTTGATTGCAATGCCGCAATCTCTTTTTGTATTTTAACAATATACTTGTTAATCTCGGTAATAGAAGTACTCTTTGTGGCAATCTGAATCTGTAGTGCCTGAATCTGTTTCTGTACCTCGGAGATAGAATTCAACTTAGTTTGTTCCGCAAGTAACTTGGATTCTAATTGTGTCAATCCATGTTCACACTCACCAACTTTTGTACCTAGATTGAGAAGTTCCGTATCTTTGAAATCCGAGGCAATGGCTTGCCTACAAGTTGGACAATCATCATTGTGTTGGAAGAAACTAATATCTTTACGTAGTTTGGATAAATTGCTCTCAATTTGAGATTCAAGCTTTGTAATCTTTTTGACCTTATCCTCGACAATAGATTTCTCTGCCACTGATGTTGACAACGTTTCGACCAATGTACTGGCGTTAGCAACTTCTCCATGTAAGGTTTGTATGGCGTTGTTGTTAGTTTGAATTTCATTCTCATATTGTTTTACCCTTAGGTCATTGTTCTGATTCAACTCATCAATATGTTTCTTCTGCATTTCATGTTTCTGTTTTGCCAATTCAATCTCACTCTTTTTGGCAACTGACAGTTCTTTGTTCTCAGTCATTCGTTCTTTTACCAAACTGTTCATAGTGGAAAAGATTTGAATGTCTAACAAGTCTTCAATGATAGACCTGCGATCACCTGGAGACAACTGCATAAATGGTGTGAATGATGCCGAACCAAGAATCACAATCTGAGTAAATGATTTGTAATTCAACTTGAGAATAAACTTCTCTAAGAATTCTTGATAGTCACGCATTGCGGCTTCTTGATTGATTAGAACACCGTCTTGATAAATTTCAAACACATTTGGTTTGATACCACGAACAATCTTATATGATTTGTTGGCGGTATCAAAACCAACTTCAACCACAGCATCTTTGCCATTGATTGAATTTACAAGTTGGGGTTTGTTAATGCTGCGAAATGGTTTGCCAAACAAAGAGAAACACAATGCATCTAACATTGTGCTCTTGCCTGAACCATTTTCACCGACTACTAGTGTGTTGTGTGAGTTGTCCAACTTGATTTCAGTCCAACTGTTGCCAGTGGATAGAAAGTTCTTCCAACGAATATAACGAAAAACAAGCATATTATTTTTTGCCTTTTACAATATTTTCTCTCCAAGGCAACATTTGTAAGTTGCCAATTTCAGATATTTCTTCGGCCGAAATGTTATTTTCAAATCCTTTTTTGCAAGATATGATATGATCCAGATGATAACCATCTTCTATGCCAGCAAGTGTTCTCTTATATTCATTAGGATTAATTATTTTTTTATTCATCATATATGTTTGTTCTGTTAATTTTGTAACTCTATTTCTATATCTTCTAAATTCTGGTGTATCTTTCTTAAATCTTGTTTTTTTATATTCTTCTGTTTGCATATCTAAAAATAATCATTCTGAAGTTTCTGTATTCAATGCCTCAACGTATAATTCTTTCATTAAGTTCTTGAGTTTATCACGTTCTACATTAATTGTCAAGTTATCTATGTACTTTGATAGTATGGTCATTGTATCTTCTGCCTGATCCACAATATCGGCATCAATGTCGGTATCATAATCATTGAAGTCTTCAACAATGGATATATCAGCTGCACCAGATTTATATAAATTATCCAATACTGTATCAAACAAGTAAGGGTTCTGTTTGTTTATTACAACAACTTTAATGTAACACTCTTTGTATAAACTAAAGTCATGTGTCTTCCAATCTTCAAATGATTGTGCGCCATCATCATATGTTATCTTATGAAACATCTTATGTGGATTTGGTACAAATGTCAACTCTCTTGTGTCGGTATCAAAGATATGAAAGCCACGTTGGTCATTATAATCTGCCCAAGTAATTTCATACTGATTACCCAAATAAGAAATGTTGCCATCACTTGATTTGTGGTGAAAGTGGCCAGACAATACAGTATCGAATCGGTCAAACATCTTCTTTTCTAAGCCTGTATGGCAAATATTACCTTTGTCCATTTCAAAGCCAGCAATCTCAAAGTGACCAAATACAATCTGTGCGGTTGTTTGTTGTACATCATCTAAGGTTTCTTGGTAATTACTAGAATTAATCCAAGGCACCATCAATACTTCTGTACCATCATAGTTCTTCTTTACTGGACTTGTGTACACATTTATGTTATCATAGTGGTCAAACAACTCATTCATGGCATTGATTTCATTTGTGTTCTTGTAAGTCACATCGTGATTACCTACAATTACATCCATGGTAATGCCTTCGTTCTTTAACACATCAAAGAATCGTTTACGCCACGAATTCAGAATAACATAGTTAATAAACTTTCTTCGGTCTACCACATCACCAAGGTGGCAGATATGTTTAATGTCGTGTTCTTTCAAATAAGGAAAGAATGTACCTTCCCAGAATTTGAAGAAGTATTCATTAAAAGGTAAACTGTCACCACGAGCACCCGCATGGGTATCATTTATAATTGCCAGCTTCATAGTATTTTATTTTCTTCAATATATTCTATAAGTTTTTTAACTCGGTCGATATCTTCTTTTAGTAAACCTAAAGAAGTATTACAGTTTGAACAAAGTAGTTTTCTAATATTACCTGTTATATGACAATGGTCAACACTTAAACTTTTTTTCTGTTCAGTATAATGTTTTTCACAAATATAACAATTACCATTCTGTTCAAATAACATCTTATTGTAATCTTCTAGAGATATACCATAGTTCCTAATCAACATCCTATTTTTAGATTTATCTTTATTATTTGCATAATACTCCTTCATTGCTTGTTTGCGTTCAGTTGTATTGTTATATTTTAATAAAGTAACTTTTCTTTTTTCTGGTGTAGTTCTCATTTTTTCTCCTATTAATTGGTATCATTAATATTTATAAAAAAACGATTTTCAACGACACTAAATCTTCATTTATCTTCATCAATCTCTTCAATGAACTTTTCAAGTCCTTTAGTTTTACTTTCTTTTTTCTTCTTTTTGTTTTCTTCAAAGTTGTAAATGAATTCGGAAATGTTTTCATACAACTGGAACTGTTTGTTGGCTCCATCATCATCAGATAGAAATTCACCCTCATCTAGTATGCCGAACATTTCTGTTGCCTTATACTTAACATACAGTTGTTTTTTCTCACGCATAATTCGTCTGAGAAAAGCATAATATATGATTTGAGTAAAATAAGCAAATGGATTCTTACTCTTTACCGGATCAAAGTTGCGAAAGTACATCAGGCAATTCTCAACACCATCACTCATCATCTCATCACGGAAGGAATAGGAAATAAAGTTTGGTTTTCTAGACAAGTGTTCCGCAATTTTCAGGAAACATTCACCAATATAATTTGGAATCTGTGGATCTTCCTTACCATCCTTCTTTGCGGTTTCACAATCCTCACGGTATTGAATTAGAGCCTTCAGAAAGTCGGCGTTGTTCACATAATGTTTAGTACTCATATTTGCCTTATTTAACGCTTGACACGTTGGTTGGTTTAATCATATAATTGCGGTGTTGCTGTTTCATGTTAATGGATTACACTATTAGTTTTCTCTTCCATTACTTGTTCTAGGTTATCCAATTCAGAATGATCCATTGCACCAAGTAATCTCTCTCTCAAAATCTCGTCTGCGTTTTCAGTAGATAACAAAAATTTCTCTACTACATTCAGGTAGTAATCAACCATATCATCTTTCAATTCCAATATAGTCACAATTTCTGCAAGGTCGATGACAGCGGCATCGACTTTAATCAACTCACTAGGCAACCATGGCATCATAGCCAATATAGTTGCACCAGTTGGAATCCTACGAAAAACTAATTTCATAGGGTGTTGCAGAATAACACTATTGGACTCTATGTCTTCAACAAAGGCGGAGATAATGTCATCGCCTGTTGCCAATCTAAAGAGTTTAATTGATAATTCGTTGTTCATTCTTTTATATCTACGTTGTAAAATTTATATTCAAACTTTTCTTCATCGTATATTTTAACACGGTCCAAAAGGTGAAGCAAGGTAAAATTGGTATGTTTGCCTGTTCTAAAATCATCTGCGATATCATATAACACAGCTTGGTCTTTGTTATCACCTAATCGTAATACACGGCCAATAGATTGTAAGTTTCTAATCCTGGACTTAGATGGTGATGCAAATATTACATTGTGTAGATTACGAATATTAATACCAGTAGAGAATGTACCATAAGATGCAACAATGATTGCATTAGTTTCTTTTTCTGTTACGGCACGAACATTCTCACGTTCTTCTACATCAGTACCACCATAAACAAAAGATATTGTTCTATCTATGTTACTGTCTTTGATGTGTTCATATAAAAACTTGCCATGTTTATCCACATATTGGAATAATACAAGTGTGTTACCTTCTAACGATAGAGTTAGATTCTTAATGAAATCATTTCTTTTTCTACTAGCAACAATGTAATCCATTTCAGCATTGTAATCCCAATTTCTGGATTCTTTACATACAACATCTGGATATTTTAGTACAATACATTTGATTTTAAAATCAGCAGCATGTTTGTTTTCAATCAATTCTTTAGTTGTTGTTGCCTTATGAACTGCACCAAACAAACCTTCTAATACTAATCTGTGTGTCTGAGTGCCATCTAATGTTCCAGTACATCCAACACGCATGGACGCATTCACACAACCAGATAGTATGGTTGTCAGAGACTTTGCTTTAAACTGGTGGGCCTCATCACCTAGTACATAATCAAACTGTTCAAAGTATTCTTTCTCTCTGTTGTAGATGGATTGCCATGTTGTGATAGTTAAAAACTTATCTGTGTGTTTATCTTTACCTGCATACTGTCGGTGACAATACGTATCAACATCATAACCATATGACTTGAAATCAGAATACATTTGTTCAACCAATGATGTGGTTGGTACAATTAATAAACCTTTAGAGTGATTCTGTTCTTGTATCTTAGAGAGAATGAGATACAGTATAAGAGATTTGCCTGATGCTGTTGGTGATAATAACAACATTCGTTTGTTACGAATGGCTTTTACGAATGCATCTAGTTGGTAATCACGTACCTCTAGTGGCAAGTTTAATGATGTAATGAATTCTTTTGCTTCGTGTACAGAGAAGTTAGTTGTGATATTAACTTCTTTTTCCAGTTCTAATGTGTATTCACGTTCTTCACAAAACTTTTGAATGTATGGAACTAGACCATGATAGATATTAAATGTTCTTAGGTCTGCCAATCTAATCTTGCCGTCCCATATGCGAGACTTATAAGCAGGAGTAAACTGGTAACCTGGAACATAGAATGTGAAATAATCACTTAACTCTTGTGCTATGTTTCTTTCACATTCAAACCTAATGTAAGCTTCATTAAGTTTTTTTAATATCAAATCTGCCATTAACCTATGCCTTGTATGAACCTCTCCCAAGCAATATAGTCACGTAACTGAAATGTACGACTGTTGAGTTCCTTCATAATACTTTGGCAAACATCAACTATTTCATCATGCATTATTTTGCTGGCAGAGAGTTTGTTTAAATCTTCATCACTATCAAAGTATGTAGTAATGTCGGATTTGAGTACAAATGGAAATGGTTCCCATCCGTATTTTTTTAATTCGTCATCATCCATTTTGCCTGTATAATATTCCCACTTTATTTTTTTATATTTGTTAAACTTAAACTCAGCTTCTTTAGAAAGAAGTCTGTGCTTGGACATGATAGTCAAGTACTTCGAGTGTAGTTGTGGAATATTAATCAGTTCAACGTTGGGTTGTGTGCGGTCAATCTGTGCATCTTTACGCCACATTTCCAACAGTTCTTCAAGTTTAGTCATAGAGCCTCCTAGTTAGGAGTATACATTATAAATTACAGTTTGTCAATATCGTAATAGGTAAATCTGAATGTGGCATCGGCAGTAATGATATTCTCAGGTGTGTCGGTAGATGACATGGCGAATGAAGATATGCTTGTTGGGAATACTTCGTAGAATTTAAATCGGTACAATGGAATATTTGATGATGACAATATGGTAATTGTTGCATCAGAATATTGAGGACCTGTAGTTTTACCCAAAGATGTATATCGATTCAAGTTTGCCAAGTTTTGATATTCAGAGTAATCTTTAGGGAATGTCATTGCACGAATCCAATCGTGTACTTCTTTCCATGCCTGTAGTTCTTCGTCAACCATAAAGGTTACGTTTAACAAGTCATAGATGGCCTTCTCACCAGGAATGTACATGTCAACGAAAGGTGTTGGCTTTGGTATTTCCGACAATGAAACTCCAGGTACCGTTACCGTTTGGCAAAAGTACTGCATGTTTGGTAGTCGACCAAAATTTAACTCAAATTTATTTGGATGAATTAAATTTGGATTTGATGGGTTTCTTGTTAGTGCTGTCATACGTATATTTAGGCGAAAAAAAAGAGAAGGTCTTTCGACCCTCTCTTTTAAGTAACCCTCTTAACGGGGTTTTTATTACATCAAGTTAGAAATCTTGAATGCACGATAGTACAAGTTAGCTCTAGCGGTCAATGCGCCAACGCCTTGTGTAGCACCTTCTGCAAATGGGTTAGCAACTAGACCATAACGTGTCTTGAAGCCAATCTTTGGTTGGAAGTTGTTTGTATCAACTGCACGAACCATTTGTAGAGGAACGTATGGGCAGTAGAAAATACCTGCGTCATATGCGTTAGAACCCTTATAACCCATAACGGCAAACTCGGATGTGGAGTTAGCAGCAAAATATGGATCGATGTACACTTTGATACGACCGAACAATGTACCAGCAAATGTATTGCCAGTATCGTCAACTGTCAAGTTAACTTGGCTGTTCAAAGCAGATTGGTAGTCCAAAAGACCAGCCATTGCCAAAGCAGAAGCAACGTCAGATGAACAGATCATCACGTTACCTTTACCACGACGGGTTGTCTTAGCGATTGTATTGGCTTCACGTTCCAATTGGAATGCCAAACCTTTAATCTTTTCAACCATCCAGCGACCGTTGGAGTCTGTATCCAAGTCGAATGTACCTGCAGTAGTAGTACCAACTTGAGCACCAACTTTAGCAACAGAGTAAATTGTACGGATAACTTCACGGTTAATTTCAGCAAGAATTTCAGTTGACAAGATGTTTGCCAATTCTGTTTCTGCGTCTAGACCATGAACTGCCTTCAAGTCTTGTGCCAATTCCATTGAGTA